GTTATATGTAAAGGTGTATTCTCCTGAAAACGGTGATAGTTTCAGTTCAGCGGAGTTTTTATATTTATTTTTACTAGTGTCTCCTAATCCTAACTTTTCTGGATTATTTTCAGGGTTTGTAGATATTAAATTAGATTTCTCTTTTGGAAATAGTACGTTATATCCTTCGCTACCATTGTTGTCGATAATTATCGGTGCTCCTTGTAGTGCTCTTGCTGAAGCGTTTACGGAACCGAAACCTAAGTACTTATTAATGTAAGTGTCGGTGTTGAATCCTCGTACAAAATGTGTACCTGTTCCGTTTACAGGAACCTGAGCTAAGGTTGATCCTACAATTTTAAGTACTTGTCCTGCTGCTGCTACTGTAGCATCTAATCCTCCTACAGCTCCTGCTAAGAACACTCCTGCAGCCGTTGCTCCACCTTCTTGATTTCTTTTTTTATCAGCTGCTGCTTTTGTTTTCCTTGCTATTTCAGAAGCGTTTAGTAGTGTTTGATTGCCTATAAACTTTAAACCTGGTTTATCAACAAGCATTTGAGCGATACGGGAAGTATCGTCAATACGTGTGTTGAGTTGTAGGCCAATTGTATTGTCGTTGTTCTGTGGTGGGTTCTTTATATCTTTTACTACATAAGGAGCCTGTGTCCCTGTTTCGGAGTACTTGACCGAACGCAGGGCATCCATATTACCTTCATTATAGTTCTGTAAGATCCCCATTGACTACCCTGGTAAGTTATCTGAATACTTTGGAGGTGTTACTCCGTTCAGGTCTAACTCCGATGCTGGTCTTAAAATTGCAGGGTTATTATTTAATGATGATTCGTAGTGGAGTGTTGATTCTGGATCCGCTCCTGGGTTTTGTCCCGGTGTCTGTCCGCCTAATCCTAGAGTTGAGTTAGGTAGCTGGTCTGATAAAATTCCGTTTGCCATAATATATTATTTAATTGTTTTATTATAAATAGAAGTTAAGAACTTTTATAAGAGCCTAATACTAATGCATCGCCTACTTTGTTTCCATCTAAGTAAACATCCCCTCCTTTAGATACTACTGATATAAGTTTATCTAGTTTAGCAGATATTTCTGCCATAGAATTATCTTCTCCTCCATCTCCTCCAAATAAACCTCCTGCAGCTATCGCTAGAGGTGTTACTACAATTGCAAATGTAGATAGTGCTGCTAGTGCCGGTATTGCTGCTATTCCTGCTATTGCTATCGCTCCTAGTCCTGCTGCAATCGACATTAGAGCTCCTCCGACTAGTAATAGTTGAGGTGCCATGGATGCTATCCCAGATAATTTACCTATCATAGATTCTATTGGAGTATTCCCTAATGCTGCAAATCCATAAGCTACTGGTATTAGTGCTGCTCCTAGTAGTGCAATTGCTCCTGCTCCAGCTGCTATAAAAGGAAATAAAAATCCTAATCCTGCTGCTGCTAATCCTAATACAGTTAATGCACCAGCAAAAGCAAACATCTGTCCTGGGTCAATATCTTTTAGTAAGCTAAATCCATATGCTGCAGGAATAAGAGCTATTCCTAATATCCCCATAGCTAATGCTCCTTGAATAATTTGCCCTCCAACTAGACCTAGTAAAGCTAATGTTAACCCTAACATAGATAACGAACCAGCAAATGCAAGCATTTGAGCCGGATCTACGTCTTTTACCATTTGTAATGCTAGTGCAAAAGAGCCTCCTAAAACTACTCCTGCTATACCTAAAGCTAAAGCTCCTTTAACTACATCTTTAATCTGTCTACCGATAGATGCTAATCCATCTCCTAGTCCTTTAAGGAAGCCTTTAATACCCTTACCTTTTTTACCATCAGCACCTTTGGTTTTTTCCACCAACTCTTTAGTCTTATCTCCAGTGCCTTTAAATATTTTTTGCATCAATCCTCCTGCTCTCTGTCCTCCTGCTGCTGCTCTTCCTCCTCCAGGCATGAATTGACCTCCCTTATAAAGCTTACCAAATAGGGAAGTGTTTTTAAGTAGTTTTTTCATATTAGTAAGACTGCCTAAGATACCAGAGTTAAGCATTTGGAATGCTTTTACCCCTAGTAGTATATAAGGGGCGAAAGGTGCTACAAACGATAGTGCTTTAGCAAGCATTGTCAGTATAGGGGATAATGTGTTTAAGATACTTGCAAGTGGTTCTGCAATTTTTGAGAAAGCTAGTTTTAGTGATTCTGCTGCTTCCATTTGTTCTAACTGTTCGAGGGTTACTCCTCTCATTTTAGCTCTTTGTTCAGCAGAAAGATTGTTCATACCTTTTTGATTGATGAGCATTCTACCCATCTCCTCTCTATTCATTCCCATAGCTTTTGCTATAGCTTCTTGCTGTATGCGGTTCATATTTGCAAATTCTGCTGCTGATGCTCCGTTTTTTGCTAATTCGTTAGCGACTCCTTCTAAGTCGTTATTTAGTGCTAATTCTCTTGCTTTAGATAGGTTTATATTTTTCCCTGTAAGTAGTTGTGCTTCTAATTCGTTTCCTATAGAAGTTTCAAAATCCATTAAACCGTCTGCTATTTGATTTACTTTAGCAAGATCTAGTCCTAGTTTCCTGGCTGCTGCTGCTGCTTTGGCGATTCTACCGGGGTTTCCATTTAGAGACATAGCGACGTCTGCAGAAGCATTTAACACGTCCTTCATTACTACTCCATGAGCTACTGCAGAATCATTCATAGCGTTGAAATTATTAACGCTTTCTACGAGGTCTTCTTTATATCCTTGTATAGATGTACCAGATACTTTTGAGAACATTCCGAGATTAGATGCCTGTTCAGCAGAGAGTCCTAATAGGTTCTGTGCTTCTGCTAGTCTTCCTAAGTCCTCGGAGGAGAACATAGCTTGTGCTGCGACCCCGGTTCTTTCTGTCATTTCAGCCATTAAGCCCATAATTTGAGCTCCTGAAGCTAGACTTTGATTGTGGGCAGCTTGAAATCCTGCGTTTTGTCCGGTGAGTTGTTGTAGTTTTGTGCTTGCTGCGTTTAGTTCAAAGAACTTAGATACCATAGCAGCTATGAGTGTGAATGGGTCAAATAATGCTTTTCCGAATCCACTAGCTATCTTAGAGAATCCTTTAGCCATAATCTGTAGCTTGCTGAATTTAGCTGTACCTCTTACAGTGTCTTCAGCCATCTCTCTCATAGCTTCTGCAGATTCCTTCATAGCGTCTTGGAAAATACCGGATCTCATACCTAATCTCTCCATTAATGCTCCTGTACCCTTTACTAAAGCACCAGTTACCCCCATTTTATCGTTAATATCTTTCTGGGTTTCTGCTTCTTGTTTTCTTTGATCTATAAGTGTATCGCTTACATCTACCATTCCGTGTAGTAGTGCAATTCTTTGTGCGTCAGTATCTCTAGATAGTTTGCCGGTAAAGAGTTCTGCTTCTTTTCTAGCTATAAGATTGTCAATTCTAGCGGCTATAGTTCCAGTTTGGCCTATACGCAGTTTTTCTAGTCTCTGAATCTCTTTGGTTAATTTGGTTATTTTTGTTGCATTTTCTAGACTAGTTGCTGATGCTTTATTGGCTCCTTGGGTGAGATCCTTTAACTCTCTGGTGATACCTAATCGGATTTTAATATCTTTTGCAATCTGTCTTTCAATATTCCCGGCGTTACCGATTTCAACTGTATTCTCTTGTGCAGATCTTTGTAATGATCTAGCAAGATTAAGTGTTTCTTTTTGAGTTTCATTTAACCGCGAACGTACGCCTAACTGATCTTTTAGTTCTTCAGTAAGACTTCTAGCAGATTGAGTTATTGAGTTAGCATTATTAGCTTCTTCTCTACTATACTTATTTACATTATCGGCCATCTACAGGTTTAATTTATTATAAATAGTTAAGGCTCGCGTTATTTGCGAGCCCTTGTACTATATGTAGGCTTTTTAATCGTATTACCTTTCAGTGTTTGAGATTTCTTATTAACCTTATCATACTCCTCTTTTTCTTTTTCATAAAATTCTTGTATATTTTTGAAAGTGAAGTTTCTTAACCATATCGGCATATTGTAAACTGTATCGAAGTCATACCCTCCTTTACCGTGGAAGACTATTTCATGTATTTGTTTAAATACCGATACTCTATAGGTTAGCGTCAGGCCAAAGAAAGTTAACCCCAATAGGGATATCTATCCCCCCTTCTGGTCCGTTTTCCGGATATATCTTCATATCTACATCTGGTTGAAAGTCTCTAAGATAGTTTCTAAACGCTCTAGAGTCTCTTGCAAGGAATTGATTATCTACAAAGGATCTAACGTTCTTTTTCTCGGCATCTCCGTTGATTGCTATAATCATATGTTTTAGTCTGGTAGATAATTCTGCAGATGATTCTTTATTAATCTTCTTTAACCCTTTTACTTCTGCATCAATTCTCTGTTCATCACCGTGGTTTAATAATTTAAAGGTTATAACTGTTCCTGATGTAGGTAAGGTGTAGTTAAAATTATTTTCTGTTGCTTTTTCGATATCTTTAGCAAGAGGTTTATTTTCTAATAACGATAAGTCGATAGTTTCTTTCTCTCCTGCATAATCAAACTCATAATCTTTACCGTATCCTAAAATACGTGCTGCAATTAGTAAAGCATTCTTGTCTCCGACAAGCAGTTGATTATATTCGATTGTCTTATCTACAATTAATGCTTGTAATAATTTATCGATAACTACTCCTCTTTCTATAAAGTTTTGATTTGTTAAGATATCCTCTTCTTTTGCTGTCATGTACTTCATTTCGATTGTACCTGATGCTAGTGGTGATTCTTTCGGGTAAAGTTTTCCTTTTGAAGGCAAGTCTACTACCTCTGTTGGGAATTTTTGTGTTTGTTCCATAAATTTTATTAATTAAAACTAGTTCTAAATATAAATATACGAGTAATATATTTCTAAAACAACAAAAGCCCGAAATTAATCGAGCTTTCATTTATATTAAGGCTAATATTAGTAATTCAATACGCAATAGTCCATTGCAACTGTCATTGTTAATTCAACTGCTTCAGGTGCAGACCAGTCAAATGATCCTTGTGACATAGTTTTAATGAATGCTCCTTTGATTATCCATTCTGATACGATGTCTCCTACAGGACCTAAAACGTTAAGTGTTAAATCTTTTTTGTAGAAGTCAGAGTATCCAGCACGTCCAGTAACTGATTCGTAAGATAGTCTTGCCCATTCCATTACTGCTTGAGCTCCTGATGGTGTGATTGGATCGTATAATGTCATATCCATATCTCCCCACATTCTCTTTCCTCTAATCTTACGGTAAGAATTGATGTGGTCAAGGACTACTTCTCCATCTTCGAAAGAAGGAGCTGTTACTGTTTTTACCATAAATGATGGAATGTTGTCCATATACATGATAAACCTATTCTGTACCTTTGGTTCAAAGGCTCTGAACATTATTTCGTTTGCGTCTAATACTGCCATTTTATTTCTTTATTATAAATATTGTTGTTTTTAATTATCCTGCAAATGTTGCTCCTGTTGGTTCAATTGTAAAGTCAAGTACTATAAATTCTGCAGTTTTAACTGGTTGAATAAAGATTTGACCTATTAGTTGATTTCTATCAACAACGTCTGCTGTATTATTAGTATCGTCCATTATTACTCTGTAAGCGTAAAGACCTTGTCTCTGTACTACTGATTCTAAGTATGGATTAACTGTTGCTAAGAATCTGTTTCTTGTCGCAATAGTATTTTGTTCGAATACTAAGTTTCTTGATTCGTCTCCGATAAATTTCTTTAACTCAATTAAC